TGTGCAACGAAGAAAGATAGCGGTGGCGCAAGCGGTGCAGATGCGCCGAGTGAAGCGCCGAAGGATGACGGTGACGGGTTTATGAACATTCCGGACGGAATTGAAGAAGAACTGCCGTTTGTTTAAGGAGAGACGATGATGCAGCTTGAAAACGGGTTGATTATTGATCTGTTTGCAGGTGGCGGTGGAGCATCTGTAGGAATTGAGATGGCTTTGGGGAGACAAGTTGATATAGCTGTCAACCATGACCCCGAAGCCATACGGATGCACAAGACAAACCATCCGCACACAAAACATCTTACCGAGGACGTTTTCAAAGTCAACCTTAAAGAAATTGTAGGAGATAGGCACGTAGCCCTTATGTGGGCTTCGCCTGATTGCACAAGCCACAGTAAAGCCAAAGGTGGTCAGCCGAGAAATAGCGGGCTTCGCGTTTTGCCGTGGGCGGTATACAAACACGCGAAAGAACTTCTTCCTGATGTAATAGTCATGGAGAACGTTGAGGAAATCCAACAGTGGGGGCCTCTTGATGAAAAGGGTTTTCCTATTAAAGAAAAGCTGGGGGAAACCTACAACGAATTTATTTCGTCTATGAAGTCTCTTGGGTACAAGGTTCGCACAGAAGAACTTGTCGCGGCTGACTTCGGAGCGCCCACAACCAGAAAAAGATGGTATGCGGTATTTCGCAGAGACGGAAAACCGATTCGCTTTCCGATGCCGACACACAGCAAGCACCCCGCATTTACGGGATTAAAGCCGTGGCTTCAATGCGGAGATTATATTGACTGGTCTGATTTAGGCAAGTCAATTTTTGACAGGAAGAAACCGCTTGCAGAAAAGACGCAAAGACGAATTGCAAACGGAATTAAGAAGTACATCATCGACAATCCGAAGCCGTACATCGTCAAGGACGAAAAAGCGCTTGCTTTTATGATTCAGTATCATTCAGAGACGAAGAAGGGAGATTCAAGAGGTCAGACTTTAACAGAACCAATAAAGACGCTCGACACTTCCAACAGGTACGGACTTGTCACAGCCTTTATCACAAAGTTTTATAAAACAGGTATCGGTGAACCTCTCACAGAACCGCTTCACACGATTACAACATCCCCAGGTCACTTCGGTTTGGTTTCTGCTTTCCTCGTGAAGTATTACGGCACGGATGGTTGGAACGAATTAACAGAACCGCTTGCTACAATCGTTACAAAGGATAGATTCGGGCTTGTAAGCGCATTGGTAACGGTAAACGGAGAAAAATACATCATAAGTGATATTTTCCTTCGGATGCTTAAACCGGAAGAATTGAAGCTGCTTCAAGGTTTCCCGAAAGATTACATTATTGATCGCGATTATGCGTGGCATAAATATCCAACAACAGAGCAGGTGGCTAGAATTGGAAATTCGGTTGTGCCGATTATGGCACAGAAAATCATAGAAGCAAACTGCTCGTATCTAAAGGTTGGAGAGAGAAGACGTATACCGATTATGAATTATCCGGTCACAGGGCAAATTGCATTTGCATGAGAGGTACATGAAATTGATTACATTAGGCGAGAAATACCAGATTACCGCTGACAAGGATTGCTACACAGCAAAGTACATGACTGGCGGAAAACCGAAGGTAGTAAATAAGAAAACAGGCAAGACAGAGGATGCGTCACAGCTTGTCGGCTACTACGGGACGCTTGAAGCTGCCGTAAGCGGATGCAGGAATGACGCTATCAGGCGTAAGGCTATGGAGTACGACATGACGCTTGATGAAGCTATCGAAACTATGCGGAAGATTAACGCAGAGTTTGAGAGAGCGATAAAAGGGTGAGTAGCGGATGCTGATAGTAAGCAGAGAAAAGGACGGTGCTATCGCTATAAGCGCAGATGCGGTGCCGGAAATCGAACTTATCAAGAATCCATATTCGCACATGAGAAAAGGCGAGTTGTATGCGATATGTGGCGATACAAGTGTTGGTAAAACATCGTTGCTACTTCAAATGGCAACAAATATCGCGTATTCGGGGGATGACAAGCCAATAACGATAATATTCTCTGCTGAAACTTGCGTCTTGGAGAAATGTTTTCTTCGGCAGGTATCAAACAGGGATATTGATATTCACGGGCTTGAAAATCTTTTCTTATACTCCGTTCGTTCCATTAGCGAAGTTGAATATGTGTTAGCGCATTGTAAAGCGGACGTTGTAGCGATAGATGGGACACACTATGTGGTTGATGCCATGTATTGCCGCAATCAGGGGTCAAAGGCGGCTAATGTTGCAAAGCAACTAAAGTCACTTGCGGAGACATACGATGTTTCTGTCCTGTTTACAGCGTGGAAAAGCAGACACTATCAAAGTGAGTTGACGGATAGCCTTATAAAAGCCGCCGCGTGGTCAATCGAGTTGCAAGGCGGGGGCGGCCGTGACGGGTGGAGAGAAGTGCTTCGCTTAACAAGAAACGACAACGATGGAGAATTGCTCGGACACGCGTATTTTGATGGTGAATCGAGGCTGTTCTGGAACAAGAAGAGGTAACAGGTGATGAAGAAGCAGACGACACAGAATGACCGCGTTCTCGACTATATGCGGTCGCACAAGGGTATCACATCGTTAGACGCTTACCGAGACTTAGGATGCACGCGCCTCTCGGCTAGAATTGCAGACCTTAAAGGCATGGGTATAGCAATCGGAAAAATCATGGTTGACCGAGAGAACCGTTATGGTGAGGCGGTCAAGGTAGCGCAGTATTTTGAGGTAGAGGGGGCGTAAAGATGCGGGACTTAGTATTTTTAATTGCTACCCTCAAAGATGGTACAGACATTCGCATTAACGCAAAAGAGATTGTGGCTTATTGCGCGGACGGAGATAAAGGGACGGTTATTTGCACAACTCATGGTGAGTATCACGTTAGAGAATATCCGATAGCGATAGATACCTTCGTGAATCGGCATAGCGAATGAGGGGTATGAAATGTATGTAGACAACACAAAATTCGTAGGGCGAACGCTTGAAGATATTCTTCCCGACTTGCCAAAGGTGGCAAAGGGAGAGCATTACTTCGTAGGGTCTAAATCAACGTACTTCATGTGCTTTAAGACGGTTGAAGAATATGAAGGTATCGTAGATGCAATCAACCTGGGGCTGTTAGGTCGAAGTAAGCTGATGGTTGAGAGGGCAAAGGAATCACTTGCAAGGGTTAAGCGTCCTGTCCGCACACCAGAAGAAAGTGACGAGGACTTCAAGAATCGGATGGAGATGCACAAAAACCGCAAGGATGAATTAAAGCGGACGATTGAAATTTGGACGGACTACGTTGAACATTTTGTTCCGCTTAGACAACGAGAGGTTAGAGAAGTTTTCGTTAGGAACGGTTTAGATCATTCATGCTGCATCCTTGTTGAAGGTGAAGAAGCAGGAACGTTCATCGACTATTCAGAGTACGAGAAGCTACGGAACCCAAAACCAAAGCCGAAGAAGGTTGAGGTTGAAGCACCGAAGGATGTGGTTCCGGTCGGGCTTAAAGAGGGTGTTTACCTTGGAAAGCGAAAGCCCCTTTCTAGACTGAAAGATTATTCCTACGATGTGCCGTACATTGGCAAGCTACCGAAGGGACTTGGAAACCTTTACCGCAGTTACGTTGACGGCAAGGCAACGCTTGAAAATCTTGCAATCATAGCGAGGGTGTCAAGAAACAAGTTGCGGATGCTTTTCTACAAAATTCAGACAGGAGAAATCGAGATATGATTATTGCAGTTGATTTTGATGGGACGCTCTCAATGAGTAGTTATCCTGACATTGGCGCACCTAACCTTCCCTTAATCAACCTTCTCAAAGAAAAGAAGGAAAAGGGAGCGAAGCTGATTCTCTGGTCGTGCAGAGTTGGCGAACGCTTGGAACGTGCGGTGAAGTATTGCGACGCTATGGGGCTGAGCTTTGATGCGGTCAATGACAACATTAAAGAAATGAAGGAACGCTACGGAACGGATTGCCGTAAGGTCTACGCTGACGTTTATGTTGACGATGCAGCGATTAAACCGGAAGACTTCGTTAATCGCTTTAAGGTCAACGAAAATCCATACGGACAGGTGGGGGTTTTCTGATGGTGCGCAAAGATACGTTCGGAGAACGTCTGAACAGGCTTCTGTATGAACAGAAACTTTCGCAAGTTGAACTTGATAGGCGCACGGGCATAGGAAGGGCTAACATTAGCCGATATGTGTGCAACAAACAAACGCCTACGGTAGATTCGCTTATAGCGATTTGCAAGACGCTTAATGTAAGTGCAGATTGGCTTTTGGGTTTAAGGAAGGAGAGAGACGCATGACCTTCGGAGAGTTTATCGCAAAGGCAGATGGTTCGCGCATGGTAAATGTCTATGAAAGGTACTCAAAAAATCACAGTATGTACGGTGGTTTTATCTGCACCATAAGTAAATGGTCGCCTATATGCAAACTGTTTTCCGAGAAAGAAGTTATCGCTTTTGGCGTTGCGGACAACAGTGGGCTTAATGTTGCGATAGAAACAGGTGACGAATGACCGCTGAACAGTGGGTGGAAAAACTTATAGCGTTAGGTTATGACGCTTTCATTGATGAAGAACAGCATCTACCAACCCTACGGTTATCAGCCGTAGAGATGCGAAAGAAACGGAAGTATGAAAAATTGATCGCTTCGGTCGGTTGGTGCCGAAGCTGGGGAAAACAAGAGGTAAATAAGATTGATACTCCTTGAAGATACCAGACAGCAGGCAAAGAAGCATGGATATAAGCATGAATATTTCCTTGCTAATGGAATAACCGTCCGCAGAACGACATTAAGCGTAGGTGACTACCAGTTAGCAGGTATCGGCAACTGTGCGGTCGATACGAAAAAAGATATGCAGGAACTTATCGGTAACATTCAGTTCAGAGCGCCGAGAAAGTCCGCTATCGAGAACGGCGTTGCGAAGGTTAGAGACAAGTACGGCATACCCGTATCACAGGCGGTTTCACTTTTTGAAATCATCTGGAACGAAGATGCTAACCGTGACGTTGAAGCTGAAATCACGCAGTATGTGTATCGGCATGGGATTGATGAAGGTGCAGTAAAGCCACTTTGCGATTTGTACGTCAAGCGTAGAGGGCGTTTCCATCGTGAAATCGTTAGAGCGCAGTTAGAGGGCGTGAAGCTAGTATTCCTTGTCGAGAACGCAGGAAGCCGTATCAAAGGCACGAAGATAGATACGCCTACTATCGAGCGGTTAGAGGACTTGCATAAGTGGGTCAACCCTAGAGCGTTTATCAAGGGCGTAGGCGGTAAACCTAGATACCCTGATGCTATGAGGGGCATTACGCTGATGAAAGCCTGTATGACGATGGAGCGTAAATACGGATGTAGATTTGAGTTTTGCAA